GTCTCAGTCAAAGTTTTTCCCCCCGTGCGCATGGGAGGACTGGCCTCGTGGCTCGCCGGATCGACGCACGTCTGACCGGCTACCGTTGGACTGATTCCGTTGTGGCGCAAGGGATTCGGACGCTAGACGACCTGGCGGCGCTGTCTGAGGACGAAGTGTTGTCGATCCCCGGCATCGGCCCGGCGCGGCTCGCCGAGATCGTCGACGTCCTGTGGGAGCACGACCTCGAGCTCGTCGGCGACGAGCTCGACGACCAGGACGAGGCCGCCGCCGACTTCGACGTCGAGCCGGTGCGCGACACCACGCCGCCGCCAGCGGACGGCCCGGTCTACCGCGCGGTTCACACCCGTGTCGCCGGCTACGCCACCGACCCTGCTGAGGCGCCGTTCGCAGCGATCGCTGAACGACTCGCGCGTGAGGTCGACGACGGGGGCAACCCCTACGTCGCGCGCGAGCTGCGCATGGTCCTCGGCGTGCTGGGCGGCTTGCCGGAGCCGGCGAACGGCCCGGGCGACGCCGACTCGCAGCCGGCCGAGGACGAGGTGGCCAAGGCCCGGCGCGAACGGAAGGAACGCGAGCAAGGTGCCTGAGCACGGCGCGCCACCGCGATTCGCGTCGTGGCCCGAGCACGCGTCCAGCGCGGGCTCGTTCGCGGTGCGCCTGGCGGCCGTCGCCGGCCTGCACCTCGACGCGTGGCAGCAGCTGGTGCTCGAGCACGCCATGGGCGAGCTGCCGGACGGCCGCTGGTCGGCGTTCGAGGTCGGCATCGTCGTGCCACGGCAGAACGGCAAGGGCGCCATCATCGAGGCGGCACTGCTGGCCGACCTGTTCACCACCGAGTACGAGTCCATCATCTACTCGGCGCACCAGTTCAAGACCGCCGCGAAGACGTACGCCCGGCTGAAGAAGCTCATCCAGCGCTCACCCGAGCTGCGCCGGCGCGTGCCGGACAAGAACTTCCGGAACAGCCACGGCGAAGAGGGCCTCACCACCGTCGACGGCGTCGAGCTCCGCTTCCTCGCCCGCTCGCGCGTCAGCGGCCGCGGCTTCGACAAGGTCGACAAGCTCTACCTCGACGAGGCGCTCGCGGGCCTGGACGCGCACGACATGGCGGCCATCGTCCCGACGATGACCGAGGCGCCGAACCCGCAGATCTGGTACCTGTCCAGCGCCGGACTGCACGACTCGGACCAGCTGACGAAGATCCGCGACCGGGGGCGCCCGGGCGGCGACTCCCGGCTCGCGTACTTCGAGTGGGGCAACCCACTGGGCGTGAACCTCGACGACCCGGACGGTCTGCGCCAGGCGCTCATCAACGCGAACCCGTCCTTCGAGACGCGCGAGCTAACCCAGGAGTACTGCGCGGACGAGCGCCGGGCCTTCGGTGACGACGAGCTGTGGAAGCGCGAGCGGCTCGGCGTCTGGGAAGACGCCCTCGGCGGCGGCGTCATCACGAGCACCGCCTGGCAGGCGATCGCCGACCCACCTGACCTCGACGAGCAGACCGGTCAGCCGGTGCCCTTCACCGGCTCGCAGATCCCTGACCACGTCTCGCCCACCGTGGCGCTCGCCGTGACCCTGGACCAGTCGTGGGGCAGCATCGGCATGTCCGGTGTGCGCGACGACCGGCGCCTGCACGTCGAGGTCGCCGATCGCCGGCGTGGCACGTCGTGGATGGTGGATCGCTGCGTCGACCTCGACAACGCGCACGGCCCGCTCACGTTCGTTGTCGACGCCGGCGGTCCCGCGGCCTTCCTCATCGACGACCTCGAGGCGGCCGGCCTGGACGTGCGCCGGCTCAACACCGCGGACGTCACCGCGGCGTGCGCACGGTTCCTGGTGATGGTGCTCGAAGAGCCACAGCAGCTGGTGCACAACGGCGACCCCGTGCTCGAGGCCGCCGCGGTGGGCGCCGGCAAGCGCGCGATCGGTGACCGGTGGGCCTGGCGTCGAGCGAACCCGCTCATCGAGATCGACTCGCTCGAGGCGGTGACGTTCGCCGCATACGTCGCCGACGTCGAGACCGAGCCGGAGTACGACCTGCTGGCGAGCATCCACTGAGGGGAGACGCGATCGTGCTGCGCACCGTCCTCACCACCGCGGCGGACATCATCGGCGCGGCAGCGCTGGCCGCGTTCGCGTGGCTGGTGTGGCGCCCGGCTGCGGCGCTCCTCGTCGTCGGCGTCGCGTGCCTGGTCGCCTCCTACGTTCACGCGCGACCGGCCGCGCGCAGCCCTGAGCTGGGCGAGCTGTGAGCCTGTTCCGCAGCCGCGCTGCGAACCTGGACGCCCTCGCGGAGGCAGCGGGGATGCCACGGCGCTGGGGCACCCGCCACAGCCGCACGGACGGCCAGGGAGCCCAGCGTCACTCGGCGGTGTGGGCATGCCGGCGTCTACGAGCGAACCTCGTCAGCTCGCTGCCGCTGGACCAGTTCCGCCGCGTGGACGGCGTCCAGGTCGAGATCCCGACCAAGCCGGACATCCTCACCAAGCCCGGCGCGCTGCACATCGGCGGCAACCGGGCGACCGCGGCGGAGTGGCTGTACGCCACCCAGATGGACCTCGACGGCTACGGCAACACCTTCGGGCTCATCATCGACCGCGACAGCCTGGGGCTGCCCGCGCGCATCGACCTGTTCGAGGCGGCCAAGGTCCGGGTCGTCGTCAAGGCTGACGGCTCGGTGCAGTACCGGGTCGGCTCGAAGACGTACACCGCGCTCGAGGTGTGGCACGAGCGTCAGTACGTCGTCGCCGGCTCGCCGGTCGGCCTGTCGCCGCTCGCGGCCGCGGCCTACGCGATCGGCCAGTACACCTCCGCGCAGGACTTCGCGTTGCAGTGGTTCGACGGCGGCGCCAAGCCGGCGGCCAAGATGAAGAACACCGCACGCGTGCTCACCGACGACCAGGCGGCTGCGGTCAAGGGCCGCCACGAGGCGACGTCCACCGGCGGCGGCGTGCTCGTGATGGGCAAGGACTGGGAATACGACATGATCAGCGCGGACGCCTCCCAGACCGCCTTCCTCGAGACGATGAAGTTCAGCGTCGCGGACGTGTGCCGATTCTTCGACGTGCCGGCGGACATGATCGACGCCGGCGCGTCGGGCTCGTCGGTCACCTACGCCAACCTCGGTCAGCGCATGGTGGGTCTGCTGGTGACGTCGATCGGGCCGGCGGTCAAGCGCCGCGAGGATGCGCTGTCGGATCTGATCTCACGGCCCCGGTTCGTCAAGCTCAACAGCGACGCGCTGCTGCGCATGGACCCGCTGACGGCGGCGCAGATCCTCACCTACAAGGTCACCAACCGCGCGCTCACGCCGAACGAGTGGCGCGAGGCGGACAACCGGCCACCGCTCACCGCGGAGCAGGAGCAGGAGTTCCTGCGCCTGTTCGGCCACTCGCTGCCGCCCGTCGCGGCGCAACCGACCGGAGGAGCAACCTCATGAGCGCACTCGACCGCATCCTCGAGGCGGCAGCGGAGGCCCGTGCAGCGGGCGTCCGCGCCGCTGGCGACCGGCCCCGTGAGCGTCGCGCCGGGGAGCAGCCCGGCCCGGCTCTGGTCCGCGTCCGCGCGCAGCGCATGGAGCTGCGCGCCGCGGACGGTGAGGCTGACGCGCTGCACTTCACCGGCTACGCCTCGGTGTACGACCGCGGTTACGAGATGTGGGACTTCTTCGGGCCCTACACAGAGCAGGTCTCCGCTGGTGCCGGCGCTCGCTCGCTGTCAACGCCGGACCTCGACGTGCCGCTGGTGCTGGCGCACGACTCGCTGCGCCGCATCGCGCGGACGACGAACGGCACGCTGACGCTCACCGAGGACGAGTCTGGCCTGCTGGCCGATGCGCCCGCGCTGGACGCCGGCGACGCCGACGTCGCGTACATCGCCCCGAAGCTGCGCAGCGGGCTCATCGACGAGATGAGCTTCCGCTTCGTCATCACCTCCGGGTCGTGGTCGAGTGACTGGACCGAGTACCACATCGACGAGTACGACATCCACCGCGGCGACGTCGCGATCGTCGGCTACGGCGCGAACCCCTACACCGCCGGCTCCGGTCTGCGCGGGCAGCAGCTGCCGAAGCTCGAGGACCTCACCGAGCAGGCCCTACGTGACCTCGAGAAGCGTCTGCACGTCGAGCGGTCGCGCCGCGGCGCCAGCCGGGCGCAGGCGATGTCGTTCGAGGAGCTCGTCAGCGTCGACCGCTCGACGGTCCTCGCGCCCGTGACGCTCTGACGCCGCGCCCACCATTCGTCCCGGCCGCCGGCCGGGTCTGCCCCGACGCCTCGCGTAGGGACCCGCGCGCGCTACGGCCTGCCTGGAGTCACCGCCTGTCGCCGGAGGGGCGAGCACCACACCCCTGATCACGAAGGAGTCGTCACCGTGACGATCGCACAGCTGATCGCGCAGATCCGGGCCGCCATGCAGGCGAAGCTCGAGGAGCGGTCGAAGCACCAGAAGTCCATCCAGGACGTCCGCGCAGCGTGCGCGGGCAGCGACGGCGCCGAGCCCCGCAACCCCACCGACGACGAGGCCACGAAGGTGCGCGAGGCGCAGGAGAAGATCCGCGCCATCGACGACGAGGTCGCCGCCTCGCAGCAGCGCATCGTCGACCTCGAGGCCGAGCAGCGCTCCGACGAGGCCGCGCAGCGCCTCGCCGGCGAGCTGTCCCGCGCCAACGGCACCACCGCCGACCGCCGTGCGCCGGTCACCGTCACCAGCGAGGAGCGCACCTACTCCGAGGAGAAGTCCAAGCGCGGCAAGGCGTCGTTCTTCAGCGACTTCTACCGCTCCCAGCAGGGCGACATGGGGGCGCAGCAGCGGCTGCAGCGCCACATGGTCGAGGTCGAGCGCGAGGGCGAGGGCGCGCAGAGCGAGCGCGCCGTGGCCACTGGCGGGTTCGCCGGCCTGGTCGTCCCGCAGTACCTCGTCGACCTGGCCGCGCCGGTCATCCGCGCCGGCCGTCCGCTGGCGAACGCGGTGCGCCACCTCCCGCTGCCCGACCAGGGCATGTCGGTGATCGTGCCCCGCGGGACCACCGGTGCGGCCGCGGCCTCGCAGGCCACGGAGAACACCGCGCTGCAGAACACCGACGAGGTGTGGGCGAACCTGACGGTGCCGGTCGTGACGATCGGCGGCCAGCAGGACGTCTCCCGGCAGTCCCTGGAGCGCGGCGCCCCGGGCACCGACGAGATCGTGTACACCGACCTCGCCGGCGCCTACCACGCCGAGCTCGACCGTCAGGTCGCCAACGGATCCGGCGCCAGCAACCAGATGCTCGGCATGCTGCAGACCGCCGGCATCAACGCGGCCACGGCCTACGGCGCGGCGCTGACGATCGGTAACTTCAACCTGAAGGTCGCCGGCCAGATCGCCGCGATCGCCGGCCAGGGTCGCGGCATCCAGCCTCGCCTGATCGCGATGAACCCGCGCCGTTGGGGCTGGCTCACCGCGCAGGTCGACAGCCAGGGCCGCCCGCTGCTGCCCGCGCAGGCGCCGATGAACGCGGTCGGCATCAACGACAACCCGGGTGCCTACGGCGGCGACGGCGACGACCCCGACGTCCGCTCCGGCTACGTCGTGGTCGGCTCCTTCGCGGGACTGCCGGTGATCACCGACGCCAACGTGCCGACGAACGTCGGCACGAACAGCGAGGACCCGACCCTGGTCATCGACCCGGCCCACGCGCTGCTGTGGGAGGACGGCGACGGCATGCCGCGCCAGCTGCGGTTCGACCAGACCCTCGGCGGCAACCTCACGGTCAAGCTCGTCACCTACGGGTACGCGGCGTTCACCGCCGGCCGGTACCCGACGGCGTTCGGCAAGACCGGCGGCCTGGACGCCGCCGCGGGCAACGGCCAGATCGCGCCGACCTTCTGAGCCGACCGGCTCAACCGCCTGGCGCCGGACGCACGTCGTCCGGCGCCAGGCACCCACCAGAGCAAGTCGTCGAGCAGGAAGGCACCACCGTGTCCAAGACACAGAGCGTGGACGCGCTGCCCGCGGAGCACTTCATCCCGCAGGCCACGCGCGACAACTACGACCAGATCGCCCGCGACCGAGCAGCGGCCGCTGGCACCAAGCCCAAGACCGAGATGGGCAAGCTCGCCAAGGAGTGGACCGAGCAGCACAAGGCCGACCCGCAGGCCGGCTACAACCACCTCGCCGAGTGGGCGAAGGACCGTGACCCCGGTGATGGCGTCGGCGACCACGGCCTCGCGGCCGCGAAGTCCCGGGCCATCGAGTCGGTGCGCCGCGACCCGCTCGCCCAGGTCGGCGGGTTCGCCGACGACCCGGACGTCCAGAAGGCGCTGAAGGAGCGGTACGAGGTCGACGACGCCTCCGACGTCGACCCCGACAGCGGCACCATCCCCAACCCGGGACCGGCGCCGATCACCGTCACCTCATCCAGCGACGGGACCTCGAGCGGCAGCTCGAGCTCGTCCTGACCCGCGGCCGACGCCCGCCGCATCCCCATGTGCGGCGGGCGCGGCCGCCCCGCTTCGATCACCACCCGACCCCTGCACGAGGGAGCACCCGCGATGTCCAGCAGCAGTCACCTGATCGCCGACGACGTGAAGGACAACTACCGCCAGCTGCGCGAGGAGCGCGACCAGTCGTGGCCGCAGATGGCTGAGCAGTTCCGGCGCGACGCAAAGGCCGCCGGCGCGCTGCGCGGCCGCGGTTACGAGCAGCTCGCCGAGTGGGCGGATGAGGAGGCGACCGCAGACGGGCCGCCCGCCCGCCGTCGCCGCAGGCAGTCCCGCACGGTGACGCCGACCGGGCCTGGCCAGGACGCCGCGCAGCCCGGGCCCGACGTCGTGGCCGCCGCGCCGGCCACGGCCGAGCCCGGCTCGCAGCAGGTCACGGGCTGACCCGGTGTCGGCGCTATCCCTGGACGAAGCGAAGGCTCACCTCAACATCACCGCGGACGTCGACGACAGCGAGCTGCAGGCCTTCATCGACGCGGCTGAGCGCGCGATCGCGCACTACACCGGCCCGCTCGAGCCGACCACCCGCACCATCCGCGTGCCAGGTGGCCAGGCGCTCGTGCTGCCGGTCCCGGTGATCTCCCTGACCACGGTCACACCGATCCTGCCCGGCGCCACCGCCCTGGACCTGTCCGGCTTCGACATCGACCCGATCAGCGGCGTGGTCACGAACTACACGGCGCTGCCGCTGTCGGCGCGCGAGTACATCGTCACCTACGTCGCCGGCTGGAGCGACGTACCGGACGACCTGCTGCTGGCGGTGAAGGTGCTCCTCAGGCACTTCTGGTCCAGCCAGCGCGGCGGCGGCCAGCGACCCGGCCGCACCCCTGAGCCGGCCGCGGTGCCGTACGCGCTGCCGTACTTCGTGCTCACCCTCATCGAGCCGTACCAACGGCCCGGGATCGCCTGATGGCCACCGGCACCAGCGCAGTGCCTGCGCTCCTCGACGCGCTCGTGAGCCAGTCCACGGCGCTCGCGGTCGCCGGTGGTGCGCTGGACGGCGTGACCGTGGTCGACGGCTACGGCGTCTCGGAGAACCCCGGCAGCTACCTGTTCATCGGGGTGGCGGACCCGGACGACGCGGACGCCGCGACGTCGGCGACGTCGCAGCAGGCCTGGGCGAACAGCACGGGCGCCGCGCGTGACGAGCAGGGCACCATCACGTGCGTCGCGCTGGCGTGGAACGGCGACGGCGACCCGAGTAAGGCCCGCGCTGACGCCTACGCCGTCGTCGCCGCGGTGCAGGACCTCACCCGCCCGGCGGGCCGCCCGGGCGATCTGGGCGTCGCCGAGGCGCTCTGGGTGACCTTCGGCGACAGCCTCCAGCTGCGCCAGGACAACACCGAGGACGGGGCCACCGCGCTGGTCCTCTTCGAGATCGCCTTCCGCGCCCGCCTCTGACCAACGCACTCACCCGATCGACAACGAGGGAGCAGCCGTGCCGCAGATCCGCAACGTCTCGAGCGAGTCTCGCGACGTCCCCTGGGAGGGGCGCACCGTGCCGGCCGGCGAGGTGCTCACCGTGCCCGACGCCGACGTGTACGCCTACACCCAGCAGGACGGCCTCTGGGAGCCGGCTGACGAGGCCGCGCAGTCCGCGCACGACCGCGCGGTGGCGGTGCTCGAGCGTCCCGACCGCCCACGCGGCAACGCCTCCCGCGAGGAGTGGATGGCGTACGTCGTCCAGCACAACCTCGCCACCGAGGGCGACATCACCGACCTGTCGCGCGACGAGCTGCGCGACACCTACGGCCAGGAGGGCTGACCTGTGAGCGTTGGCAGTGGACTCGCCGGCAGCCTCGGCATCGCCGCGGAGGCGTCGTACGGCACCTACCAGGCGCCGACCCGCTTCATCGAGATCAACTCGGCGTCGCTGAAGAAGAACAAGAACGTCGTGCAGGGCGGCGGCCTCGCGGCCGGCCGCCTGGTGCAGCCGGTCTCGCGTCGGGTCGTCACCCAGCAGGACGCATCGGGCGACGTCGAGCTCGAGGTGACGCAGAAGAACATGGGCCTGCTGCTGGCTCAGATCTTCGGCGGAGCGGTCACGCCGCTGGTCCAGGGCGCCACCGCGGCGTACCTGCAGACGCACACCCTCGTCGACAACGTGGGCCGCTACCTGACCGCGCAGGTCGGCGTGCCGGACACCACAGGCACGGTGCGGCCCTACACCTACCTGGGTTGCAAGGTCGTCGACACCACGCTCGCGTGTGGTGTCGGTGAGCTCCTCACCGCGCAGCTGTCGCTGGACGCGCGCCAGGTCTCCGAGGTCCAGACCCTCGCTGCGCCGTCGTACACCACCGGGCTCAAGCCCTTCCACTTCGCGCAGATGAACGTCAAGATCGGCGCGTTCGGGGCGGAGGCCGCCGTCAGCGGCGTGCGCAAGGTGACGACGAAGATCACGCGGGCGCAGAAGACGGACCGGTTCTACGCCAACAGCGGTGGGCTGAAGGCCGAGCCCCTCGTCAACGACCGGGTGTCGATCACCGGCACGATCGAGACGGACTTCGTCGACAAGACCGTCTTCGCCGACGTCTTCGCCGCGGACGGCAACTTCTCGCTGATCTGGGAGTTCGTGGGCGCCAACATCGCGAGCACCTACTACGAGACGTTCAGGATCAAGATCCCGGCGGTCGCCCTCGACGGCGACACTCCCCAGCTGGGCGGCCCGGACGTCGTGAGCCCGAGCTTCAACTTCACCGGGCTCAACGACCTGACGAACAACCCGATCACCTGCGAGTACATCTCCACCGACACGGCGCTCTGATGGACATCCGCATCGAAGGGGCCGAGCAGCTCGCGATCGTGGGCAAGCGGCTCCGCGGTGCGGACAAGCAGCTGCGCAAGGACCTGCTCGCCGGGATCCGCCAGGTCGGCCGGCCGCTCAACGAGGCAGCGAAGGCCAGCGCGCTCGCCGAGCTCCCGTCGAAGGGCGGCCTGAACCGGGTGGTGGCCCGCTCGAGGATGAGCGTGCAGACCCGCACCGGCGGCAAGCAGGTCGGCGTGCGGCTGAAGGCCACCAACGCCCACGACATCGGAGCCATGGACCGCCGCGGCCGCCTGCGTCACCCGGTGTACGGCAACCGCAAGGCCTGGGTGACCCAGCAGATCAGAACCGGCTGGTACACCCGCCCGCTCGAGCAGCGCGCCCCGCTCGTGCGTGACCACGTCATGAAGGCCATCGAGCGCACCGCGCACGAGATCGAGAAGGGCTGAACCTGCACGATGCTGATCATCTACACGCCCGAGGGCGGTGAGCGCCAGGAGTGGGCGTTCACGCCGGCGAAGCTGCGCTCCACCGAAGCCGAGGTCATCGAGCGGCACACCGGCTGGACCTACCAGGAGTTCGGCGAGAAGTTCATGGCCGGGTCCGCGCAGGCCAGGCACGCGCTGCTGTTCGTGCTGCTGCGCCGCTCCAACCCCACCCTGAAGTACGGCGACGTCGTGTTCTCCCTCGACGAGCTCGACGTCGACCTGGACGCCGAGGAGAAGGCCCGCGCCCTCGAGGTGCTCCGGGCGCAGGGCAACGACCTCAGCGACGAGCAGCGCGAGGCGCTCGAGGTCCTGGTACTGGACGAGATGGCGGCCGCGGCGGCAGGGGCCGCCGACCCAAAAGGCTCGGACCCCGCGAGCAGCTGAGGCGCCGGTACGAGTGGGCGTTCGCTCACTACCTACACGTGCGCCCGTGGGAGCACGGCCACCTGACGGTCGAGCAGTGGGACAACGGCCGGCGGTGGATTGACGCCGCGATCGAGCAGGAGAAGCACCTGCAAGGCCAGCTGCAGCAGGCCGACGGGTGACGACCAGGAGAGGGCGGTGATCAGGTGTCGACCAGCATCGGATTCGACATCTTCGCCCGCGACCGCGGCGCGTCGGCGACCCTGGACAAGGTCGGCCGCCACGCCGAGGACTCCGGCGGGCGCTTCTCGAAGATGAAGGCGCTCGCGGTCGGCAGCGGCGCGCTGGCCGGCGCCGCAATCGTCAAGTTCGGCAAGGACTCTGTCGCGGCGTACACCGAAGCGCAGGAGTCGGGTGCGGCGCTCGAGGACGCCTTCAAGCGGTTCCCGCGGCTGGCAGACACCAACATCGGCGCGCTGCAGGCACTCAACAGCCAGCTCGAGCTGAAGACGAAGTACGACGACGACGCCACCGCGTCCGCCCAGTCCGTGCTCGCCGGATTCAAGCTGACCGGCAAGCAGATCACCGACCTGACGCCCCTGCTGCAGGACTACGCGTCGAAGACCGGCAAGGACCTGCCGACCGCGGCCCGCGACCTGGGCAAGGCGCTGCTCGGACAGGGGCGCTCGCTGAAGGACGTCGGCATCAACTTCACCGACACCAAGTCGTTGGCCGGCAACTTCGACGAGATCATGGGCGGGCTGCGCACGCAGGTCGGTGGGTTCGCCGAGAACGAGGGCAAGACCGCCGCCGGGCAGAGCGCCATCCTGCAGAACGAGTTCGGTGAGCTGCAGGAGACGGTCGGCTCCAAGTTGCTACCAGCGCTGCTCAAGGTCGCCGGCGCAGGCATCAAGGTGACGACCTGGGTCACGAACAACAGCAAGGTCGTCAAGATCGGCCTCGGCGTGGTCGGTGGCTTCACCGCCGCGGTGTACGCGCTGATCGTCGCCCAGCGCATCCAGGCGTTCGTGTCGAAGCAGGCGGCCGAGGAGACTCTGCTCTTCTCGACGTACACAAAGCTCGCCGCGGCGGGATCGAAGATCTGGGCCGCCGGGCAGTGGCTGATCAACGCTGCCCTGTCGGCGAACCCGATCGGCCTCGTGATCGTGGCGGTCGCGGCCCTGGTCGGCGGGATCATCCTGGCGTACAAGCACTCCGCGACGTTCCGCGCGATCGTCCAGGCCGCCTTCCAGGGCATCTCGGCAGCCGCGTCGTTCATGTGGAACAACGTGCTCAAGCCGACCTTCAAGTTCCTCACCTCGGCGTTCCTGGCGGTGGCGGGCGCAATCATCCACGGCGCCGCGCTGGCGTTCGGGTGGGTGCCTGGCATCGGCCCGAAGCTGAGATCGGCCGCAGCGAAGTTCGACACCTTCAAGGACCAGGTCAACCGGGCGCTCGCGAACACCAGGTCGTACAAGTCGGTGCGGGTCACCACACCCGGTGCCGACGCGGCGATCCACAAGCTCGCGCAGCTGCGCTACCAGCAGGACCACATCGACCCAGCGGTCACGATCCGGGCGTACGTGACGGCCAACAAGGCGGGTTTCCGCGCCGCCGGTGGCCCGGTCGAGGCGGGCAAGTCCTACATCGTCGGCGAGCACCGCCCTGAGCTCTTCGTACCGGACCAGGACGGCATGATCCTCCCGAGCGTGCCGGGACGCGCCGGTGGACACACGGCCTACGCGGCGACGTCAGGAGACGCCGCCGCGGACGGGCAGCCCCTGGTGGTGCAGCTCGCGGTGGACGGCCGCGTCCTGCACCAGGCGCTGCTGAAGGTGAAGCGGCAGAACGGCGGCGTCGGATTGGAGCTCGGGTGATCCCTGCGCCTCGCGTCGAGCTCGCCCTGGCATCCGGCCCTGACGACCCGGCCCCCGTGTGGCAGGACGTCTCGGGCTACGCGCTGCTGTCGTCCGGCATCACGGTCACCCGCGGCCGCGGCGACGAGTTCGCCACAGTGCAACCGGGTCAGTGCGGCCTCATCCTGGACAACAGCGACGGGCGCTTCACCGCCGGCCTGGCCAGCTCGCCCTACTACCCGAACGTGAAGATCGGCCGCCGTCTGCGGGTCAGTCACCGTCGCCTCGGCACAGGCAACCTGCTGTCGGCGGCCGCGGCGTCGTTCGAGTCCGGCGTTGTCGGGTGGACGGCGGCCGGGTCGGTCGCTCCCACGCTGGCGTCGTCGACGCTGCACCCGTTCTCCGGCGTCAAGTCGATGCTCATCACGTGGGGCGCCGGCGGTTCGTTCCCGCAGGCCGCGACCACGGTCACCGGTTTCGTGGTGGGCCGCACCTACACCGCCTCGATGTACGTGTGGGTGCCCGCCGGCTCACCGGCCGTCGAGATCGTCATCGCCGGTATCGGCATCGGCTCGTCGTCGACGTCGTTCGGCGCCCAGCAGCGGATCACCTACACCTTCGTGGCGACGGCCTCGAGCCACGACCTGCTGATCTGGCCCGCCACCGCGCCAGCCGCCGGGAACACGGCGTACATCGACGCCGTGCAGATCGACGAGGGCACCGCCCCGGGCACCTTCAGCACCAACCCGGTCCCGGTCTCCTACCGGCACACCGGGCACGTCGACGCCTGGCCCGTCGAGTGGGCACCGGTCGCGAAGTTCGCCCAGGCGGCCCTCACCTCGGTGGACCGCTTCAAGCGGCTCGGCCAGATCAGCGAGCTGACGAACGTCGTCAGCGAGGAGATCTTGCAGGACGCCCCGGCGGCCTACTACACCCTCGGCGAGCCGGCGGACTCCCTCACTGTGGGCGACACCTCGGCCGCCGGGCAGCCGGCGCTCGCGGTCACCCAGCTGGGCACCGGGGGCACCCTCGTGTTCGCCGACTCCACCGGCCCGGGCACGGACGGTCTGCCGGCCCCGACGCTCACGCCGTCGTCCTCGACGGCAGGTCTGTACCTGGCTGGCGCGCTCACCACTGGTGTCGGCTTCACCGCGCTGTCCCTGCGTGCGTCCTTCACCACCGTGTCGTCCGGGACGCAGCGGATCGCCGCGGTGGTCGACGGCTACGGCTCCTACGTCGAGCTGGGCACCGCCGCGGGCAAGCTCACCGCGACGGTGAAGGGCGCGTTCGAGGGTGTGCTGGCCGCGATCACCTCGGCGAGCGGCGTCAACGACTCTTCAACGCACGACGCGGAGGTGACTCTGCAGCCGTCTGGCGGCACGGTCACCGTCACGCTCTACCTCGACGGTGCAGTGGCAGGCTCGGCGACGTTCGCGGGGTCGACGCTCCCGCTGTACGTGTCGATGACGATCGGCGGCTCACAGCTGGGTGCCCTGTTCGCGGGCGCCATCAGCCACGTGGCGGCCTTCTCGGCCGCCCTGAACGCCTCACGTGTGGCCGTGCACCGTCAGGCCGTCATAACCGGTTTCGCCGGCGAGAGCAGCGACGCGCGGATCGCCCGGTACGCGCGCTGGGCCGCCGTACCGGACCTCGACCTGGAGTCGGGTGGCTCACGGTCGATCGCATGGGTCGACACCACCGGCAAGGCGCCGCTACAGGCGATGCAGGACGTCGTCGACACCGAGAGCGGCGTGCTGTTCGTCGACGGCGCGGGCGCGCTCGTGATGCAGGCGCGCGGCCACCGGTACGCCGTCGCGTCGGTGCTGGTGCTGGACTCCGCTGACACCAGCGACGACCCCCGCTTCCAGCAGGACGACCAGTTCCTCGCGAACGACGTCACGACGTCCCGTGAGGGCGGGATCACGTTCCGGGCCAAGGACCAGGCCTCGATCGACGACTACGGCCTGTACCGCAAGACGATCACCCTGCTGACCACCGACGACCACGAGGTCGCCGCCGCGGCCAGCTGGGCGGCCCGGCGCCAGTCCGACCCGGCCCCGCGCATGTCGTCGCTCACGGTGGACCTGCTCACCGTGCCTGACGCGCTCGCTGACGCCGTCCTCGGCCTGGAGGTCGGCGACCGCGTGACCGTCACGAACCTGCCGCCACAGGCGCCGAGCACGTCGGTGGACCTGTTCATCGAGGGCATGTCGGAGACGTGCTCACTGGCCCAATGGACGGTCACCTTCAACACCAGCCCGGCCAGCCAGTCCGACGTGCTGGTGCTCGACGACCCCGTGTACGGCGCCCTCGACGCCTTCCCGCTGGCCTACTGACCGACCGAGCAGACAGGACCTCAACCCATGGGCTCGATCCCCACCATCCCGTCGTTCGCGGCCGGCGACAAGGTCGGCGTCGCCGCCAAGATCCAGCAGCTCGCCGACGCGGTCTCCTTCTGGGCCAGCCCACCGAAGGTGTACGCCTACCAGTCCGGCGGCACCGGCACCACCTGCACGACCGGCGTCACCACCGTGCTGCCGCTCAACGCCGAGCTGTACGACACCGACACCTGCCACGACAACACCACGAACCCGACCCGGCTGGTTGCCCAGACCCCCGGCAAGTACACGATCAGCGGTGGCCTCGCCTACGCCGTCAACACCACCGGCGACCGCACCGTCACCTGCCGCAAGAACGCAGCTGGCAGCGCCGCCGGAGGGACCATCGTCAGCGCAGGGCGCTCGCCGGCGACGTCGTCCGGCGCGACGATCGCGAACCTGCCGACCGTTGAGATCACCATGGCCGCCGGTGACTACATCGAGCTCTTCGGGCTGCAGAACTCCGGCGGCAACCTCGCGACCAACGCGAACACCACCGCCGACACCTGGCTCTCGATGAAGCTGACGGGAGCCTGACCGGTGGCCCGCGACCGGCGGCCGTGCCCTTTCGAGGGTGGGCACGTCTCGTGACCCTCTTCGCCCGCTACCGGCCCACCCACGCACCCGGACACATCGGCGTCCTGCTGGGCTGGATCACGGCGCTCGCGACCGGCGCCCGAGGCCTGGACTACCTGTCGGGTCCGGCGCGCGTCGGCGGCCCCACCCTGCAGGTCGTCGAGTCCTACGGCTCGGCGCACGCATGGGGCGCCTGGATGGTGGCCGGCTTCTTTGCGCTCGCGGTGAGCCTGCTGCTGCGTCGGATCGGTCCGCTGATCGCCGCGCACCTCGCCGGCGTGTTCGTCTACAGCTGGTACGGGATCGCACTCGTGCGGGGCATCGCCGCGGCCCACGGTCACGGCATGCGCTTCGCCACACCGGTTGCGGCGAACCTCGCCCTGCACTGCGTGTGCCTCTGGCTGCTCGGCAGGGAGGTGCGCCGCCTGGCCGGGCCACCGGCCCCGCTCAGAGAGGTGCGGTGAGCCGTGAGCGACCTGGGGGCATCGCTTCCCGACGTGACCCAGACGGGCGCGCTGGGTGTCGTCCTGGTGATCATCGCCTACGTCGTCCGGATGTGGCGCGACGGTCGCCACCAGAACGTCGAGTACGAGCGCGCGGGGCGCGAGGCGGCCGAGCGTGAACGCGACCGCCTGATGCGTGAGCACGTCGCGGATCGGGCTGCGCTGACCGAGCGGATTTCTGCACTCGAGCGCGAGGTCCGCGGTTTGCGCGACGAGCACAACCGCTACTTGCAGCAGATGACCGACCGTCACCGCGACGAGATCCGCACGTTGAACCGGCGTCTCGACACCGGCCTGCGGATGGAGTACCGGCTGCGCGAGTGGATGGCGCAGAACGGCTGGTCGCTGCCGGTCGATCTGGACCCTGCTCATCCCGAGGTGACGCCCGACCTCGGCCCGACCGCTGTACGACCCGAAGACCGCTGAGCGCGGTCCCCTGTCGCCAAGGAGGCACACCGCGATGACCCCTGCACCGAACAGCGCCGGCGAGACCGAGACCCCCGACCAGCTCGAGGAGTCCCCCGACACCGCCGGCACGGAGCCCGACCCGGACCAGGCGGCCGAGCTCGACACGAGCGATGGCGCCGACGAGTGGACGGAGCCGGGCCAGTGACCGCTACCCGCGTGGCCGTGCTGTCGAAGGCGGCCAGTCAGATCGGCTACGCCGAGAATCCCTACGGGTCGAACCGCACGAAGTTCGGCGCCTGGTATGGCCTCGACGGCAATCCCTGGTGCGACATGTTCGCTTCGTGGGTCGCTGACCAGGCCCGCGCCGCGGACATCATCGGCCGCTTCGCCTACACCCCCTCGCACGCCAACTGGTTCAAGGCCCGCGGCCAGTGGCACACCTCCGGCCCGCGCGCCGGCGACGTCGTGTTCTACGACTTCGGCCTCGGCCGGATCTCCCACGTCGGGTTCGTCGAGAAGGTCATCGGTGGCTACATCCAGACCATCGAGGGCAACACCGACACCAACGGCGGCCGCACCGGCGGCCAGGTCATGCGCAAGCTGCGCCCCGTCAACGGCCTGATCGTCGGCTACGGCCGGCCGGCCTACGCCACCGACCAGCAGCCTTCTCCCCTGCCGCGGGTGTACGACGTCGCGCAGGTGAAGGAGCTGCAGCGGCTGCTCGAGGTGGGCGCTGACGGCCAGTGGGGTCCGACGACCGACGTGTGGGGGATGCGCCTGCGCACCGCCGCGTACCGGCACACCGGCGGCGGACCCGCCAAGCCGTTCCGCGAGGACCTCGTCCAGAAGGTCATCGACACCACCGTCGACGGCGTGTGGGGCCCGAAGTCGCAGGCCGCGCTCGGCGCCTGGGTGAAGCAGGCCCAACGCGTCCTGGGCGTCACCGCTGACGGCGCGTGGGGTCCGCACACGGACGCGGCGTTCCGCGCCCTGCGTGAAGCCGCCCACAACCACTACTGATCGCCACTTCTGATCCGGAGGCCACTCATGCCCGCCATCCCCAAGCCGACGCAGGTCAAGCGCCCGTGGCGCTCCACCGTCCGCACCGCCTTCCAGGCCATCGTCGCCGGCGCCGCGATGGCCGACCCGATCTACTCGGCGGCCACCCACCACGACTCGGCCGCCGCGACCGGGTACGCCGCGCTCGGCCTGGCGATCGCCGCCGGCATCACCCGCGTGATGGCGCTGCCGGCCGTCGAGACGTTCCTGCGCCGCTTCGTGCCGTTCCTCGCCGCCGACACCACCCAGGAGGGCTGACATGGTCGCCACCGCGAAGTGGTACAGCAACGGCCTGAAGGCGATCGCCGCCGGCTCGGTCAACTGGGCTACCGACACGATCAAGGTCGCGGCCGTTGCCGCCACCTACACGCCCGACCAGGACGTCCACGACTTCTTCAACGACGTCACCGGCGAGCTGGCCACCGCCAACGGCTACACCGCGGGCGGTGCGACTCTGGGCACCAAATCGGTGAACCTCGACGCCACATCGAACACGGTCTCGTTGCGCGCGGCCGCGACGATCTGGACGCCGGCCGCAGGGGAGACCCTCACGATCCGCTACCTGGTCGTCTACAAGTCCACCGGCACGGCCACGACGTCGCCGCTGCTGGGTTGGGTCGACCTCGGCGCGGACACCTCGGCCACCGCAGCGGACTGGACGGCCACCTGGGACGCCACGGACGGCGTCCTGAAGCTCACCGCAGCCTGACCGGCACCACCGAGCGGGAAGGCGGTGACTCATGCCGCTGGTCGGCGCATGCGCCTCTGACCGTGACGGCGCCACCGGGACAGCGCAGGACCTGAACCTGCCGTTCCCGCCCGGCACGGCAGCCGGCCACGTGTTCGTCGGGTTCGTCAGCATCAACTCGAGCACGGGCACGATGACCGCGACCGGCGGCAGCGTGTGGGCGCTGTCAGACCCCCTCGGCCCGCGTAACCAGAACAACGTCCTGCTGTCCTGGTTGTACGTGCGGCTGCTCGACGCCGCCGATGTCGCGGCCGGCGGCGTGAACCTGCACGCCGGTTCGGCGGCGCGCATCAACGGCGCGGGCCTGGTGCTGTCCGGTGTCGACCCGGCGGACGTCTTCGACACCAGCAACTACTCAGGCACGAACGGCAGCAGCCTCGTGCTGCCGCCGGTCACCACCGCCCACGACGGCTCCGACATCGCGGTGCTCACCGCGACGCGTGTCTTGTCCGGCGCCGCGGCGGTCGTCACGCTGCCCGCTGCCTGGACCAAGGACGGCAATTCCAACTCCGTCAACGCGTCCGGCGTCAACTTCAACGCCGTCTCCGGACACCTCACCACGCCGGGCGCGGCCGGCTCGTACGGCGGCGGCACGATCACCACCAGCCCGGCCGCGACCCACATCAGCGCGTACACCGTGGCGCTGAACCCGGCGCCGTCGAGCTCGCCCGTCAACATCGCCGCGCCAGCAGCCGCGGCCACGGCGTCCGCCACTCAGCCTGCGGTTCGTGCCGTGGCGGCGATCGCTGCGCCGGCTGCCGCGTCGACCACGTCCGCGACGGCGCCCGTGGCCACCGCCGCCGCGCAGGTGCGGCCGCCGGCAGCGGCCTCAGCGGCCTCGAGCACGGCACCCGGCGTCACGGCCCACGCACACGCCACGCCACCGGCCGCTGCGGCGACAGCGGCCGCCACGCCGCCCGCCGCACACGCCTCCGCAGGTGTCCGGCCGCCAGCAGCTGCTGCGGCCGCCGGCGCCACACCTCCCGCGCTGCGCACCCGCGTCGTCGCCACACCCCCGGCAGCGGCCGCCGCTGCCACCGCGACGCCACCCACCATCGGTGCCGGCGCGATCGCCCACGTGCAGCCGCCCGCCGCCGCGGCCACCGCGGCAGCAGCGCCGCCGGCAACGACCACCGGGGTGCACATCAACGCGCCGGCCGCGGCCGCCACCGCGTCGTCGACGGCACCCGACGTGGCCACGGGCGCCGTCGTCCGGGTACGGCCGCCAGCAGCGCTCGCGACCGCCGCAGCCACGGCACCCGCGATCACCGCCGGCGCCCGCGTGGGCGCACCCGCCGCACCGGCCAGCGCGGCGGCGAGTCCGCCTGCGCTGCACCTCACCGTGATCGTCCGCGTGCCGGCAGCGGCAAGCATCGCCTCGGCCACCGTGCCCGTCGTCACGATCGTCACCGGGCCCACATCCGTGCCGAGCCCAGGCCTACACCTCGGCGGGGCGAGCACCTCAGTCCACATCGACGGGACGCCGGCCGCTCTGCGCATCGCCCGGGCCGCCGGCGGCCTGGCACTGTCCTCGACCAGCGACCACGGATTGGAGCTCGCATGACGACCTGGAAGGCCGGCGACCTTGAGCCGGCCCTGACCGGCACCGCCACAAGCGCCGGCCAGCCGGTGTCCCTCGCGACAGCCAGCACGGTGCAGGCGCGGATCCGCCGGCCGGACGGCACCACCGTTCTGCGAGACGTCACCAAGGGAGACCAGACCGTCAGCCCAGGCAGCTGGACCCTCACCTGGCAGACCGACGACCTGGCGCTCGCGGGCCGCTACGCCGTCGAGCTCGTCGTCACCTGGTCCAACGGCCGACCCCAGACCTTCCCGGGTGCGTCGACCGCATCCTTCAAGGTCCAGCACCGCCTCGACCAGACCTGAGCCGCTCAGTCTCGCAGCACGAAGCGGCCCCACACCAAACGGGGGGGGGGGGGGTCGTCGGTTCCGTGGGTACGG